CGCGCGTATATATACATGACCAGTGCCAGAAATGGGGAAATAACGTTCTGTTAACCACATCATGACCGGGCGGATCGTCCAAACCCTTGCTGAACTAGTTATTCAGGGTGCTACAGCCAACTAGTTATTCAAGAGGTGGTACAGATTGTACCCTTATGCCAACTAAATTGTACCATTATGTCGATTTAGGGTTGACATAGAATGTCACTTATGGTATAATATACTTATAGAAAGACTTAGAGATATAGAACTTATTAGTTAATATAAAATAAGTACTTAAACTTATAGTATTACTTAAAGTATGACTTAAAGTACCGTAAGTAGACCATTAAGCACCCAAAGTGGGCTTAAGGTTCTATCTTTTGGGCACTAATCTGCGCAACTTAGTTAATTTGTTTTGCATCTTAAGTGAAGGTGGAGACTGAGCTCACCCTTAGAATGACTTTAAGTACTGGCTTAACTCCTATAATCAATAAAATTGAAGGCAAGTTCAACTTAAGGGTTGACTTGTCTAAAGTGCTGTGTTATAACTGATACCAACAAGAGGCTAACAATGGAACGCAACCGAGATAACCCATATTCAGGGGATGACATACTAGGGAAGGTCTTTAAGGCTCTCGCTAGTGATGACGTACAGGCTCTGCGGTCTACCCATATCCCTCGAAGTGAAGTATACTACATCAGAGAGAAGTACTTCCAAGATACCGGACATTGGGTTGAACTCGATCGGATGGAACGGGCCATGTACTTGGAGGGAATGATCCCAGCTCGTGATTGTAACGAACCAAACCTTAAGAGGGACTGGGAGTGACAGAGATGGAACAGATTATAGCGATGCTTAAGAAGATTCTGGAGTACCTCTCCGCTGAATCTAAGGAGACCCCAGAGGAACATAAGTTCGGTCCTGCCTACTCCATGGCTCAGGCACTAAAGCCTAGTGATGTGGAGTTGATTAAGGAGTCCGAGGGTCTGCGTCTTAAGGCTTACCTCCCAACTAAGAATGATGTGTGGACTATCGGATGGGGCCATACCCAAGGTGTCTTCCCCGGTCAAGTAATCTCTAGAGAAGAAGCTACAGAGTTTCTGTATGCTGACCTAGCGTGGGTCCAGAAGGCTCTCAACCGTTACGTTGAAGTTCCCTTGACTCAGAACATGTACGACGCCCTCACGTCCTTTATCTTTAACCTTGGTGAGACTAACTTCCGTACTTCTACCCTACTTAAGAAGTTGAATGGTAAAGATTATAAGGGAGCCGCTAACGAGCTTCCTAGATGGAACAAGCAGAAGGGTAAGCCTCTGACTGGCTTGACTATCCGCCGCGCTAAAGAGCGTGATCTATTTTTAAAGGGTATGTGATTGTTATGTCAGAAGACGACTTGGCCAACCGGCTTAGACTGCTGGAAGTAGAGAACGCACTATTGCGTCAACAAGTACAACAGCTAGTTGATAAAGTAGATAATCTTAATAGCGGCATAGGTCGCGGTCTCTGGATTCTTGGCGGTGGTTTTATAATGGCTTTTGCTACTTGGCTTATTGGCGGTGGGCTATCTCAATGATGAGTAAGTTCAAAGGTTGGAAGACCATAATTTTCAATATCTTGGCAGCTCTAGTACCTCTGCTTGAGATGAGTGAGATACTCCCATTCATCCCTGAGGATTACATAACCCTCTACATGCTAGCCGTAGCTATGGGTAACATGTACCTCCGTTCAATTACTACCACCCCAGTGGGAACTAAGTAATGTTTGGTATGCTCCTCGCTATCATCAAGCCCCTCTCAGCAGTAGCCATTGATTTGGTATCTGCTAAAGGTAGGCTTTTAGATGCAGCTACTGAGAAGGGGCGTATCCAAGCTGAGGTAGAGATTCAACAGTTAGAAGGACGTCAAGCTGTCCTCATTGCTGAGCAGGGGTCGAGGCTTACCAGCTGGATTCGTCCAGCCTTTGCCTTCCCTTTCATTATTTATAATTTCAAAGTTGTAGTGTGGGACAAGGTGCTAGGACTCGGTGTTACTGATGACCTTTCAGCCTCGTACTGGCAACTACAAATCATCATCTTCGGTGCGTACTTCCTAACTCGTGCGTACGAGAAGAGAACCAAGTAAGGACTAAAGCTATGCCTTCCTCTCCCGGCTATAAGCGAGACTACAAGCGTGAGCGTGAGCTTCAATCAACTCCTAGTGAGCTTAAGAAGAATGCCTCCCGTAAGGCAGCTCGTCGTAAGCTAGAGAAGGTTGGGGTGGTTAAGAAGGGTGATGGTAAAGATGTAGATCATAAGAACCGTAATCCCCTGTCTAACGGCAAGAATAACCTTCGTGCTGTTCCTAAGGCTACTAACCGTAGTTTCTCTCGTAAAACAAATGCTGCCAAGTATGGCAATGGAAAGAGAAAGTAATTATCATGATGGATCGTAAAGCACCGGCAATGCCAGTTAAGGCAAACGCTAAAGCTAAGAAGCCGATGGCCCCTAAAGCCCTAGGTATGAACAGCAAGAACCCAATGCCAGCTATGATGTCTAAGGGTGGCATGGCTAAAGCAGGTTACGCTAAAGGTGGGGCGGCTAAGAAGCCAGCAGCTATGGCTAAAGGCGGTATGGCTAAGAAAGGTAAGAAGTAATGACTAAGAAGAGAGAACTGACAGAAATGCAACAGAAGTTCCTTGATGTTCTCTTCGGTGAGGAGGCCAAGGGTGATCCCGTTGCGGCTAAGAAACTGGCTGGGTATACCGAAGGTATGCCTACCTCCCGCCTAACTGCTTCACTCCAAGATGAAATCTATGAGCTGACTAAGAAGTTCATTGCTCAGAGTTCTACCAAGGCTGCTTATACGATGTATACTGCTATGGGCTCAGAGATCATGATGGGTGCTAAGGAGCGTATGGCTGCAGCTAAAGATATTATGGATCGTGCTGGCTTGGCTAAGACTGAGCGTGTAGAGATTGTGGCAGACCAAGCTTTGTTTATTCTCCCGGCTAAGCGTAGTCAGGACAATGATGATGGCTGAGAAAGACTCAAGACTGACTCGTGCAGGCGTATCTGGTTTCAACAAGCCTAAGCGTACCCCTGATCATCCTAAGAAGTCCCACGTTGTTGTAGCCAAAGAGGGTGATACTATTAAAACCATCCGCTTTGGTGAGCAAGGTGCTAGCACAGCAGGTAAACCTAAGGCAGGTGAATCTGATAAGATGAAGAAGAAGAGAGCTTCCTTTAAAGCCCGTCATGGCAAGAACATTGCTAAGGGCAAGATGTCCGCTGCATACTGGGCAGATAAAAGTAAATGGTGATGGTCCCTAAGAAGAAATCAACAGTTAACGCAGCCGGTAACTACACCAAGCCTACAATGCGTAAGAACCTAGTAGCTTCTATTAAAGCAGGCTCTAAAGGTGGCAGTGCTGGTCAGTGGTCTGCCCGTAAGGCTCAGATGGTAGCTAAACAATACAAAGCAAAAGGTGGAGGATACAAGTAATGAAAGGTGTAAATCATTACCTTCGAGACGGTACGCTCCATACAGGGAAGACCCATAAGCACAAAGACGGAAGTCTTATGACTGGAGCTACAATGTCTAAGACCTCTCAGAAGTTGTTTCACTACAAAGATTTAAGTAAAACTGCAAAGGCTAAAGCTGATGGCACTGTCAAAAAGTCAAAGAAGTCTTAAGAAGTGGACTGGTGAAGAGTGGGGTACCAAGAGTGGTAAGAACTCAACTCAAGGTAAGAAAGCTACAGGTGAGCGATACCTGCCTAAGAAAGCCATAGCCTCTCTGACTAAAGAGGAGTACAGTAAGACTTCTTCTGCTAAACGTAAAGGCACTAAGGCTGGTAAGCAATACGTTGCTCAACCTAAGAAGATAGCTAAGAAGACAGCCAGTAAACGCTGATACAAATTAGTACTTGACAACAATAAAGTAGTATGATATAAGATGGCAAGAGTTCAAAGACCTAAGTTTAAGACTGACCCAACCAACCAGACTTGGTTTCTCCCTAAGGCAATCGAGGGTGAGTGGTACCCTGTTGTACGGGTGGGTCGTCATGTACCCTTCGGCTATGAGCAAGACCCTGACGATGATATGATACTTCTTCCTATTCAATCTGAACTAGAGTTACTGGAACAAGCCAAGAAGTACTTAGCTGAATACAGTCTACGACTAGTAGCTCAGTGGTTATCCCAAGCGTCCGGTAGGTATATTTCACATGTAGGATTGATCAAGCGTGTCAACATCGAGAAAACCCGCAACCAAGCAGCCGACGCCCATAGAGTCTATGCCCGGCGCTGTAAAGAAGCCTCGGAAAAGGCACTTAAGCTCGAAGAGCAAAGAATCGGCGGTAGACGTACAAGAGCAGGCAGCGACAAGGAAGACAGTTCCAGCTCAGGCTCTACCACCTGAAGTAGACTTCGAGAAGGCTCGTAGTGTTATCTTCCAAGCCAACCCCGGACCCCAAGAGGACTTCCTAGCTTCTAGTGAGCAGGAGGTTCTCTTTGGTGGTGCAGCTGGCGGTGGTAAGTCCTTCGCTATGGTAGCCGACCCAGTTCGTAACTTCAACAACCCCCATTCTCAAGCTCTACTAGTCCGACGGTCAACTGAAGAACTACGTGAGCTTATCTCGGTATCTAAGAAGCTTTACCCTGCAGCTATCCCCGGTATCAAGTTCCTCGAACGAGACAAGACTTGGATTACCCCACGAGGTGCTACCCTCTGGATGAGTTACCTTGAGCGCGACGATGACGTTATGCGCTACCAAGGACAGGCCTTTGACTGGATCGGATTTGACGAGCTTACCCAGTGGCCTACTGACTATGCTTGGAACTACATGCGTTCCCGTCTGCGTAGCACTAGTGGCGCTGGACTGCCCCTCTCGATGAGAGCTACGACTAACCCCGGTGGTCCCGGCCACCATTGGGTTAAGAAGACATTCATTGACCCGTCTCCACCTAACAAGAGCTTTGACGCTAAGAATGAGGTTGGTGAAACGATCCGGTTCCCTAAGGGCCATGTTAAAGAGGGACAACCTCTGTTTAAGCGTAGGTTTATCCCAGCTAACTTGTTTGATAATCCGTACTTAGCCGAAGATGGTATGTACGAAGCTAACCTGCTCTCCCTACCTGAGCATCAACGTCGCCAACTCCTTGAGGGTGATTGGAGCATCTCGGAAGGTTCTGCATTCCCTGAGTTCAATCCCCGTATTCATGTAGTTAAACCTTTTGACATACCTTCAGATTGGGCTAAGTTTCGTGCTTGTGACTATGGATACGGTTCTACTACTGCAGTACTTTGGATTGCGGTATCACCTGACGAACAACTTGTGGTATACCGAGAACTGTACTGTTCTAAAGTAACAGCAGTTGACTTGGCTGATATGATATTAGAGTCTGAAAGAGGTGAGCGTATTCGTTACGGTGTCCTCGACAGTTCCCTTTGGCATAACCGAGGTGATCGTGGACCAGCCCTAGCTGAGCAGATGATTGCTAAGGGTTGCCGGTGGCGTCCGTCTGATCGCTCTAAAGGTTCCCGTATAGCAGGTAAGAACGAAGTACACCGGCGTCTACAGGTCGATGACTTTACTGAGGAACCTCGCCTAATCTTCTTCGACACTTGTCGTAACCTTATCACCGAGATACCGGCCCTACCCCTAGACAAGAACAACTTAGACGATGTGGACACCAAGAGCCCTATTGACCACGGTTACGACGCCCTACGCTACGGACTTATGACTAGACCTCGCAGCAGTATATGGGACTACGACCCTAATAATCAACGTACAGGCTTCCAAGCCGCTGATAGTGTCTTCGGATATTAAAACTAACTAGGAATAGACATGGATAACTTCGAAGACGAGAACACAGAGATTGACCGTAACATGGAAGAGTCAGACTCTACCTTTGTCGGGGATATGAAAGAAGATGAAACTACCGACAAGCCTGTTGGCACTATCGTAGCTTTTGTTGAGAATAAGTTCAATCGTGCTGAGACGGCTCGTATGGGTGATGAGGTTCGTTGGATTACAGCCTACCGTAACTACCGGGGCATCTATGGCTCTGACGTTAAGTTTACTGATACAGAGAAGTCTCGTGTCTTTGTTAAGGTTACTAAAACCAAAGTACTAGCAGCTTATGGCCAGTTGGTCGAAGTCTTGTTTGGTAATAATAAGTTCCCTATCTCTATCGAACCCTCTAAGCTACCTGACGGTATTGCTGAGTCTGTTCACTTTGATACTGACCCTGCAGCTCAAGCCGCTGGTGCAGCCTCCGCTGGCCCTGAGTCTGGTCCTACTGCAGAGGACATGAAGCTCCGTCCCGGTGAGACCATGCCTGACTTCCGTGAACGCCTTGGTGCCTTCAAGAAGAAGCTTGAGCCTGTCATGGACAAGCTTAAGGAAGGTGAAGGCCATACGCCTACTTCCGTTACGTTCCATCCTGCTCATGTAGCAGCTAAGAAGATGGAGAAGAAGATTCATGATCAACTAGACTCGTCTAATGCTTCTAAGAAGATGCGTACAGCAGCCTTTGAATGTGCTCTATTTGGTACAGGTATCATGAAAGGCCCATTCGCAGTAAATAAAGAGTATCCTCACTGGGATGAAGAAGGTGCTTACAAGCCTCGTATTAAGACCCTCCCATCTATTGATGCAGTATCTATCTGGAACTTCTACCCTGACCCAGATGCCAACAACATGGATGAAGCTGAGCATTGCATTCAGCGTCACAAGTTGTCCCGTTCGCAAATGCGAGCTCTTAAGAAGCGTCCCTTCTTCCGTAACAACGCCATCAACATGGCCATCAAGTATGGTGAGCAGTATACTAAGCTGTGGTGGGAGCAGGTCATGGAGGATGACTCGCAATCTACGGCTGTTGAGCGCTTCCAAGTACTAGAGTTCTGGGGTTACGTAGACCGTGAGATTCTGGAAGAGTACAAGGTTGACATCCCTAAGGAGCTTCGTAAGGCTGATGAGCTGAATGTCAACATCTGGATTTGCAATGGCGAAGTCCTTCGTCTAGTTATGAACCCATTTACTCCTCAAATCATTCCTTACTACGCAGTCCCATACGAAGTCAACCCTTACTCTTTCTTTGGTATTGGTCTGGCTGAGAACATGGACGATACGCAGACCCTAATGAACGGCTTCATGCGTATGGCAGTTGATAACGCTGCTCTGTCCGGTAACCTCCTTATTGAAGTAGACGAAGACAACTTGGTGCCGGGCCAAGACTTGACTGTGTACCCCGGTAAGGTCTTCCGCCGTAGTGGTGGTGCCCCCGGTCAAGCTATCTTCGGTACTAGCTTTCCTAACGTCTCTAACGAGAACATGCAGATGTTTGACAAGGCCCGTGTGCTAGCTGACGAGTCTACTGGTCTGCCATCCTTCTCACATGGCCAAACAGGTATTAGTGGTGTTGGTCGTACAGCGTCCGGTATCTCTATGCTCATGTCTGCAGCTAACGGCTCTGTCCGTACTGTAATTAAGAACGTGGATGACTACCTGCTTGACCCAATGGGTAAGGCTATGTTTGCCTTCAACATGCAGTTCGACCATGACCCTGAGATTAAGGGCGACCTCGAAGTTAAAGCTCGTGGTACTTCCTCTCTTATGGCTAACGAAGTACGTAGTCAGCGTCTCATGCAGTTCTTGGGTGTCGTACAGAACCCAGCCTTGGCCCCGTTTGCTAAGATGGACTACATTATTCGTCAGATCGCTGAGTCTATGGACCTTGACCCAGACAAGGTTGCTAACTCCTTAGGTGAGGCTGCTATCCAAGCAGAAGTACTCAAGAAGTTCCAAGCTGAGAACCCAGACCAAGCCCCTCAACCTCAAGCACCTCCAGGAGCCCCACAGGGAGCCCCTACAGGGGGTCCAGGAGGTTCTCCGGTACAGGGACAAGGAGCAGCCGGTCAAGGGGCTGTAGGGGTCGGCGGAGCGGCTGTGCCGGGTGAGCAAGGTTTTAGTGCTAACACTGGCGGAGGTGCGATGTAATGAAGATCAAGCTTCTGGTGAATAACAAAGATATCTGGGATGCTTACAACGACGAGCTAGACCAGATGCTTGAGACTACCCGTAAGTCCTTAGAGAAGGCAGACACTGATCTGGAAATCTATCGTTACCAAGGTGAAGTTAGAATGATCCGTAAAATGAAACAACTCCGTGATCGAGTAAATGCTAGGGATGCAGCTAATGGATGAAGAAATGATGAAGAGCATGGGCGTTGAAATGGACCCTGTATCAGGTAATGAGATTCCTCCCGGTGTGACCGCTGAGAATGTCCGTGACGACATTGATGCTAAGCTGTCTGAAGGTGAGTACGTAATGCCTGCTGACGTAGTTAAGTTCTTTGGAATGGCTCACTTTGAGAAGATGATCAAGAAAGCCAAGGAGGGTATGGCTGAGTTCGAAGAAGAAGGCCGTATTGGTGGTAAAGAAGTAGATGAGGCTATTACCGAGATAGCTGAAGAAGAAGATGATATGCTGGAGATGGCTGAGGGTGGTTACACTCTTGGTAATGACGTCATGGCTCTGGATGGCTACGCTACTGGTGGTCTTGTTGATGGTACTGATTATGACGCTATCATTGACCGTGTTAAGGCTGCAGCTGGTAAGGACCCTTCGATCGGTAACATGCTTAAGGCTAAGGGTATCTTCATCGAAGCCCCTGCCCCTAATTCTCTGGAGCAACAGTCAGCAATGATGGGCGGTGCAGTACCTACTCAAGCAGCTCCTCCTCAGCTAGAGGGTAAAGACAACGCCTCTGCCTATGCTGAAGGTGGTTTTGCTACTGGTGAATACGATCCTGCTAATTATGCTGGTTCCTTTAACCCGTACGAGTACACCCCCGGCTTCTACAAGGGTGCGGGTGGGCCCGGCCTAGGCTCTAAACCCGTTGCTCCTGTGAAATGCCCTACAGGCTTTGTGCTTGACCCGGCAACTAACACCTGTGTTCCTGCTGGTGCAACTGCTACAGCCCCTACCCAAAACGAAAGCAGAGACCGTAACCAGAATCGTGGTGAGTATTACGGTAACACCGGTCAACAGGGAGCCTCTAACACCTCTTGGATGGATAAGTATAACTACAACGACCCTGACGTACTCTACGAGCAGACCATGACCTCCCTAGGTGCTGGTTCAGGTAAAGAAGAGAACGTATCCTTAGTTGAAGGATTACTGGGTATTGGTAAAAACATTCTTGCCGGTGGTGTCATTGGTAAGTTTATGAGCTCCACTAACGTAGCACAAACAAAGGCTAACGCTCTTGCACTTAAAGACATGGGTCGTCAGGACTTAGCTGATAAGATTACTAATCAAGTTAGTGTCTACGAAAAAGATAACAAATTGACTAATATGCCTTCTATGTTCCGTGACGGTAAAGGTCTTTACGACAAACTTGCAGCTGATGGTCGTATAACCTATGTCACTAATGCGTCTAAGACGTCTACTGTAGGTAACGCTACAACACCGTCTACCACCTCTAACGATGATCGTAAGAGCCTTGTGGAGAAGACCAAAGGCACTAACGCACCTACTTCTACACCTCGTCCTGTGTCGCGTGACTCCGATAGGGATAGGAACAGCTGGGGAAGCTCAGGTGGTGTAACCTATGATAGGACTAGATCAACTAATAACTCTGGGCAGACTACAACGACGGATACAGCTAGAGGCTCGACAGCACCCAAGCAAACAGCCCGTCCTGTCGCCCGTCCAACAAAAGAAAGCTACGATCAGAAGGCTAAACGAGGTGGTGGTTACGTTAAAGGTGGCCTCGTCAAACGACCAACTAAGTAATAACCAACTAATCCTATAATAAGATCAAGGCTACTCAGCAATAGCGCTGACCCCACCATAAAGGAAATACAATGTCTAATACCCAAGCAAACCGTGGCGTAAATTACGCTAAGAAGCAGTCACGTCTGGAAGCAGATGAGAAGGAACTTGAAGCACTGATGGCTCGTCAGTCTGAAGCTAAAACTGAAGTGGACGAGGAGGAAGACAAGCCTCAAGTTACTAAGGTAGCAGAACCCGCTGATGAGCCCAAGGCCGAGAAGGAAGAGTCAAACGAAGGCTTGACTGGAGAGGAGAAGTCCTTTAAGAAGCGTTACGGTGATCTACGTCGCCACATGTCGTCTAAGGAGAAGGAGTGGGAAGAACGCTTTAAGACTCTTGAGAATAAACCAGCTGACTTCCGCGCCCCTAAGTCTGACGAAGACATTGCAGCTTGGGCTCGTCAGTACCCTGACATTGCAGCTATTGTAGAAACTATTGCAGATAAGAAGGCTAACGAACGATTCTCTGCTGCTGATGCTCGGTTCCGTGAACTGGATGAAGCTAAAGGTGAGGCAGAGCGTACTAAAGCTGAGAATACTATCCGTAAGTCTCACTCCGACTTTGATGAGCTGCGTGACGGTGATGCGTTCCACGACTGGGTTGACGAACAACCTAAGTGGGTTCAGAATGCACTCTATGAGAACGCTGATGATCCAGATAGTGTTATCCGTGTCCTTGATCTTTACAAGACTGATAATGGCCTGACCCCTTCCGCTAAGAAGGCTAAGGTTAAAGATGCTGCAGCAGCAGTTAAGACTGGTAAGAGCCGCGCTGACATCGACCCCAACGACACCTCGGGAACCTTTAGTGAGTCCCAAGTTAACAAGATGGGTGTTAAGGAGTTTGAAGAGAACTACCCTAAAATCCAAGCTGCTATGAATAGCGGTAAGTTTGTTTACGATATGACTGGTAATGCACGTTAATTAGTAAATAAGTACTTGACATACGGTAATTGGTATGTTATAACTGTAAGCATACGAGAAGGCCCCAGCAATGGATACCCCTCTTGTATGTTTACAGTAGGCCACACTAGGCCACATCTGAACACTCAAACAATCATTTAGACCTACCTGACGATGAAGGCCCTTGGGTATCTTAGCGGATAACCTCAGCACCCTTAACCATTATCAGCCTCTAATAACGATAGTTTAGGTTCTTTAATCGGGATACCAATAATGGTGTCCTTCTTATGCAAGCCAAACAATCTATGGAGGATTTATCCAATGGCTTTTCAATCCGCAGCCGGTCACGGCAACCTGCCTAATGGCAACTTTTCAAGCGTAATCTATTCTAAGAAGGTTCAGCTTGCTTTCCGCAAGAAGTCCCTGTCTACGGATATTACGAACTCTGACTTCATCGGTGAGTTGAACACTCAAGGTGATACGGTCAAGATCATCAAAGAGCCTGAGATCAGTGTTTCTAGCTACTCCCGTGGTACCCAGATCGCCGCTCAAGACCTTGATGACGAAGACTTCTCGCTGACGATCGACAAAGCTAACTACTTCGCTTTTAAGATTGACGACATTGAAGAGGCTCACAGCCACGTCAACTTCATGGACCTTGCTACCAACCGTGCGGCTTACCGCTTGGCTGACCAGCTGGATCAAGAAGTTCTGGGCTACCTGTCGGGCTACAAGCAGGCCACCCTGCATACTGCAGCTGGTACTGTCAACAACGTGGTAAACGGCACTAAAGCAGTTGAATCTGCTGGTTCCGACGAACTGCTGGCTTCGATGAAGCTGATCAAAGGTAAGTTCGGAAACATCACGACTGGTTCGGCTGGCGACCACTCGATCCCAATCGCTGCCCGGTTGCCCGGTGCGACTGCACTGCCAACCGCCTACGTCTCGCCTGTCATGTTGATCAACCGTATGGCTCGTCTTCTGGACCAGCAGAACGTTGACAAGGACGGTCGTTGGTTGGTCATCGACCCAGTTATGATGGAAATCTTGGCTGACGAAGATAGCCGCTTCTTGAATGCTGACTTCGGTGATGATGGTGCTCTGCGTAACGGTCTGGTCATCCCTAAGTGGAATGGCTTCCGCGTCTATGAGTCGAACAACCTGCCAAGCGTTGGCACGGGCCCAGCTACCACGGGTTCCGCTAACCAGAACACCGACTATGGTGTTATCGTTGCAGGTCATGACTCTGCTGTTGCTTCTGCTGAGCAGATCAACAAGACTGAGACTTACCGTGACCCTGACAGCTTTGCTGACATCGTTCGTGGTATGCACCTCTACGGTCGTAAGATTCTGCGCCCTGAGGCTCTTGTCACTGCTAAGTATAACTTGGCCTAATCGCTTGGGGTACTCTGGTTAATACTAGGGTACCCTGACTCCCTTAAGCCATAGCTTATCTTGAAAGGATTTATACAATGGCTCTCTCGCAATCTCTGAAGTTCTCGCCGATTATCGTCGAAGCTTATGTAACTCTTCCAATCGTTTCCGGTACTACCGTTGGCCCTGCTATCCCTGCTGGGTGTGTGGTTGTCTCCGCTGGTATTGAGTTTGTTACCGCTCCCGGCTCTGCTGGTACGTCCGCTACTGTTGCCGTTGGCAATGGTGTGACTGCTAACTTGGCTGCTGTGACCATGCAGGGTAAAGATGCTGGCACCATCCTCGGTGGTGTTGTCCCAGTCTTTAACGGCACTGCTGATACCATTGACGCCGTAATGGTTGTTTCCGGTTCTGGTCTGGTTGCTGCTGATGCACGCATCTGGGCTGTGGTCGTTAACGTGAACGAGTGTACTAAAGAAGCAACTGAAGTCGCCCGCGACCAACTTGCTTAATCTAACAGTTAGGCCCCTTCGGGGGCCTTTCTACCCTCACTCAATAGTAGGACTATAGAACATGCCATTTATCGCTGATGTCGTTTTTGACTCCGGTTTAACAACTCTTGATACGAACGGTACTCGGATCGATATCTGTTCTGTTGAACCTACAACTTATGCTGGTGCTACTTCAACTAGCACCCTCGGTAATGCTGCAGTTAACACTGGAGCCCCTCTTGACGGCGCTGTTGATGGTCGCCGTGTTATTGTCCCCGCAGTCACCGCAGGTACCGTAACTGGCACTGGTACTGCTGCTTTCTGGGCTTTGACTAACGGCTCTACCACCTTGTACGCTACTGGTGCTCTGTCAGCTAGCCAAGTCGTCACGTCCGGTAACACCTTCTCCTTGGACGCTATCTCTATCACTATCCGCGACGTCTAAGGCAGCCTGAGTTATGGCTGACCATGACCTAAGAGCTGGTGGCTATGCCCTCTATGGTACTGCAGTCTATGGGGCTGAACAGTACGGAGGGCATATCCGTTCTGATACAGAGGTAACTACCCCTGTCATTGCTCAGAAAACTATTAATATAGAGACTACCCCTGAACTTACTATCCCGGTTATATCAGAAGATAATGCTTTAATAGCTGAACCTAACCCTTTCTACGGCACTTCGGTGTACGGTGGCGCTTCTTACAATGGGGGCACAACCTCTTTAACTGAACTTACTATCCCGGTTATATCAGAAGATAATGCTTTAATAGCTGGACCTAACCCTTTCTACGGCACTTCGGTGTATGGTGACGCTTCTTACGGTGGGGGCATAACCTCTTTAACTGAGATCACTGCTCCTGCTCTAGGCCAAGTCCTTAATGCTCTTAGCGTTGATACTACCCCTGAACTTACAGTACCTAGTAGCTCAGCTAAGGCTATACTCCTTGCTGATGACTTAGAGGCTACTTCTGAACTTACTGTCCCGGTTATATCAGAAGATAATGCTTTAATTGCTGTAAGCCTTGAAACTAACCTAGAACTTACTGCAGCTTCTATTACTCAAGCCCATAACCTTCTGGTAGATGACCTTGAAGCAACTTCTGAACTAACTATACCTAATAGCTCAGCTAAAGCTATACTCCTTGCTGTTGACTTAGAGGCTACTTCTGAACTTACTATCCCAGTTATATCAGAAGATAATGCTTTAATAGCTGTAAGCCTTGAAACTAACCTAGAACTTACTGCAGCTTCTATTACTCAAGCCCATGACCTTCTGGTAGATGACCTTGAAGCAACTTCTGAACTAACTATACCTAATAGCTCAGCTAAAGCCCTCCTAGCAGCTGATGACTTAGAGACTACTTCTGAACTTACACTACCAATAGTTACTCAGTTAAACACCCTAAACTCCTCTAGTATTGAGGCCCTATCTGAGGTTATTCCACCTGCCTTTAGCCAACTGGCTATCCTCACAGCCGGTAGTCTTGAAGTTAACTCAGAGATAACCGTTCCTCTCGTGGTTGAGCTGCCACCACTGGGGCAAGTCTTAGAGCTTACTGCTTACGTACCAGCTGAGCCTGCTGTGGTCTATGTCGAGCACTTTAGTAGGACTGATAGTGATCGTACACTCTTAGTAGAAGCACAGAATAATACAAGGATTGCAGCGTAATGAAATGGCCTTTCAAAGACCCAGATGAAATCCAAGACTATAGTGTTGATTGGTCCCGCTTCCTAGGTACATACGTTATTGACTCTGTTAAGTGGTATGTACGTGATGCAGATGGTGTTAAGACTTGGATTCAAGCTGGCGAGACTGTAGACGGCCTTAACTTAGGTGGTGCTACTACCACAGCTACAGTAGCTACTGCTCGTTGGTCGGCAGGAACTGCTAATAAAACTTACCGCATTACCTGTTCTGTAACCTACAATACCACTCTTGTAGTTGAGCGTGTTATTCAACTCCCAGTGAAGGAACGGTAATGAACTTTCTACAACTAGTCAATGATGTTTGTGTACGAGTCAACGAGACAGAGCTGACCTCTGTTAACTTCCCCTTGGCTAAGGGCTTCTACAGTACAGCTAAGAACGCTGTCAACTCCTCTATCCGTATGATTAACCAGAACGCGTTCCAGTGGCCTTTTAACTACGTGGAGAGCGAGGACATTCTTACAGCCGGTACAATGCGTTATGAGACTCCAGCTAACGCTAAGGCAGTAGACTATAACACTTTCCGTGTCAAGCGTGACGATACCTTCGGGAACCGTACTGAGTTGCTCCGTGAGCTAGACTACGAAGAGTTTCTGAACCGTTACGCAGATGATGAGTACAATACTAGTAACACATCTATCCGAGGTATTCCTCACCGTATCGTACGGGCTCCCGGCTCTATGTTCCTAGTATACCCTTCCCCTAAGGAAGACTACACGCTTATCTACGAGTACTACTCCCTGCCAGTCGATCTTAACTTGTACTCCGATGTACCTACAACTCCAGATGCTTTCCGGCACATTATCGAAGATGGTGCCATGCACTACATCAACAACTTCCGTAATGACAACGAGTCAGCTCAGATAGCCTTAGGCAAGTTTGGCAATGGCATTAAGTCAATGCGTAGTATCTATATTAATAGAACTGAGTACGTACGTGATACGAGAACTCATGGTTCCAATGTCAAAACAAATGATCGGGTGTCTTAATGCCTACAGGTTGGGAGTCTTACCCTATTGAGTTTACAGGCGGATTGGTGACTAACCTTTCGCGCCTACAGCAGGGTATCAAGATGCCCGGTTCTGCCCGTGAGTTAGTTAACTTTGAGCCGTCCATCAAGGGCGGTTATCGTCGTATTAACGGTTATTCTAAGTATAGCCCTAACCCTGTGCCTTCCCACGGCTCCCCTCTTGTGCAGGGTAGCGGTCAGACCGGTACAACGCTCCTTCTAGCTAATACCTTTACTGAACTCACTGATGGTGATACGTTTACTATTGATGGTGTTACAGGAACCTACACGATCGACGTAGCTGGTGTTACCTTTGATAGTACCTATAACCAGAATACTATTACCTTTACCCCTGCCCTTGACTCCTCGCCAGCTGATAAAGCTGCTGTGACTATAGGTAACTTGGACAGCAATATCGAGGGGCTCCACTACTTCTACGAGAGCCTCACTGGTACTGGTGGTGTTCTTGCTCTACGGCAGGGTGTCCTGTGGTACAGTACAGGCTCCGTGTGGACAGAAGTTAATGCACCCTACTACGGACCTGTATTAGTTGCTGGAGGCTCTCAGACAGGCGTTACAGTGGCTCTGGATACCTTCTCTAGCGATACGTATGTGCCTCAGCCCGGTGACACCTTTAAGATTGCTGGTATTGAGCTAGTCTACACTGTGTTAGCTATACCTACTGTTGCCTCAGGTGCAAGTACTCTTAGCATTTACCCAGCTCTAGACTCTAGCCCAGCTGATAACGCTGTTGTCACATTCCTAGGCAAGTCGTCTACAGGTGGGACTAAGGCTAGGTTTGTTGATTTTGTATTTGACAGTACTGAGAAGACTGTTATGGTGGATGGGGTTAACTACCCTATAGCTGGTAACACAACTGTAGGTACAACTCGGTTAAATAGTACTATCGACTTAATAGGTGCAAGTACTGTTGATTCGTTTTCTAATCACCTCTTCTTTGGTGTTGGTAATAAGATAGTCTTCTCTGCTCCCTTTGACGAAACTGATTACCGTATAGCTAACGGTGCTGGTACTATTCTTGTACAAGGTAGAATAACCGGTCTTCAGAACTTTCGTGATAAACTAATTGTATTTACAGACAATAAAATATATCAAATAACTGGCTCTTCTGTAACCGACTTTAAGTTAGACGAGATCGTAGGTGAACTAGGTTGCTCTGAGCCTGACAGTATCCAAGAAGTTGGTGGCGACTTACTCTTCCTTGGTCCCGACGGTCTTCGGTTTGTAGGTGCCACTGCACGTATTGGTGACTTCAACCTATCTCTTGCTTCAGCTCCTATACAAGACAACCTGAATACGTTTAGGACTGACTACGCCAGCCTTTGCTCAGTTACTATTAGAGACAAGTCTCAGTACCGTATCTTTGGGTTTAACTCTGGGCAAGTGGGTGCAGAGGCTGTAGGCTACCTAGGTACTCAGTTTGTTGGTCAAGCCCAGTCTATGTTCCAATGGGGTAAGACAGAGGGTTTTAAAGTATACCGAGCCTCCTCTGCCCTTACTATCAACAATGAGATTATTGTATTCTCCGGTGAAACTGGTTACGTCTACCTTATGGAGTCAGGGAATACCTTCGATGATGTTAGTATACCAGCTAAGTTCTACACACCTTACATGCCTATTAATGATCCTAGGATTAGAAAGACACTCTACAAGTCCACTACATACTACGACCCTGAAGGGACTATAGAGGGTACTCTAAGCTTTACTTACGACTTTAACGCCCCTAGTAAGATTCAACCTGACTTTCAAGAACTATCTGGCGGTGGCACCTTCGCAATCTACGGTGCAGCGACCTTTGGTTCTAGTTCATTCGGCGGTGAGCCTGATACAGTGCTTACGGTTAACCCAACTGGGTCCTTCTTTACTGTATCTTTAGAGTACGACTTCAACGCAAAAGACACAATCCCATTCATCGTAGATACTGGTCTACTTGAATTCTCAATTAACGATAGGAAGTAAATCATGGGCCAAGGTTACACCCGCAACGACACCCCAAACAACATTGCTAACGGCAACGTAATTGCAGCATCTGACCTTGACGGTGAGTTTGATGCGATCGTTTCAGCATTCGTTAACACTACTGGTCATACTCACGACGGAACTGCTGCAGAGGGTGGGGCTATCTCTGCGCTCGGGCCTGTGCAAGAGTACCTAGGTGACGGTTCAGCATTCTACCCTAAGACTACCGCTGTATACACCTTAGGTAAGGCCAGCAATGTTTGGTCTAACCTGCACCTGACTACGCTTACCCTCGGCGGTACTGCTGTTACCTCTACAGCAGCTGAACTTAACTACGTAGATGGAGTTACCTCTGCTATCCAGACCCAACTGAATGGTAAGCAACCTCTTACGACTGTTCTAACCAACACTACCGCTAGTTTCTTGGTTGCAGATGAAACCAAACTAGATGCTATCGAAGCTCTAGCTGACGTGACAGATACAATTAATGTTACTTCTGCTGGTGCGTTAATGGATAGTGAGCTTACAGACCTCGCTGCTGTTAAGGCAATTAACCAAAGCTTAATAACTACCGCTAGCCCTACTTTTACGGCGATAACATCAACAAGCGATTCGACATTAAATGGTCTAACCGTTGGGCGTGGCGCAGGTAATATATCGACTAACACAGCTAGTGGCTCCCAAGCACTGAACTCCAACACTACGGGCACCAACAACGTAGCTAGTGGATTCCAAGCACTCCTCAACAACACTACTGGCAGCAACAACGTGGCTAGTGGCCGCAATGCACTATCCGGCAACACTACGGGCAGCAGCAACGTAGCTAGTGGCTCCCAAGCACTCCTCAGCAACACTACTGGCGGCAACAACGTAGCTAGTGGATTCCAAGCACTCCGCAACAACACTACTGGCTCTGACAACGCAGCTAGTGGCTACGTCGCACTACTCAACAACACTACAGGCATCAGAAACACAGCTAGTGGCTCTCAAGCACTATTCAGCAACACTATTGGCACCAACAACGTAGCTAGTGGCTACCTAGCACTATTCAGCAACACTACTGGCCTCAGAAACACAGCTAGTGGTTCCCAAGCACTATACAGCAACACTACTGGCTCCGACAACGTAGCTAGTGGCTACCTAGCACTATTCAGCAACACTGAGGGCATCAGAAACACAGCTAGTGGCTCCCAAGCACTATACAGCAACACTACTGGCCTAAGCAACACAGCAAGTGGCTACCAAACACTTTACAGCAACACTACTGGCTCCAGTAACACAGCTAGTGGATTCAACGCACTATTCAGCAACACTACAGGCAGCGGCAACACCGCGTTAAACCCCTTAAATTCCGCAGGAGCCTATGTTCCTGTTTTCAACCCCACTACTGAAGACAACCGGTTCTGTATGGGCTCAACGGGTGTCACAAATGCCTACATCCAAGTGGCATGGACCGTGGTGTCTGACGCTAGGGATAAAACTGAAATAGCGCCTGTGCCGCATGGCTTGGATTTTGTAAATGCGCTGAAGCCCACGTCGTTCCGTTACAAGATTGATCGCGATGCTACCGAAGGTCACGGCCAGACCCGCTATGGCTTTTTGGCGCAGGATATACTTGCTCTGGAAGGTGACAACCCAGTCATTATTGACAACGAGCAACCAGACAAACTTCGTATGACGGACCAATCGCTGATTGCTGTTATGGTAAATGCCATTCAGGAGCAGCAGGAGATTATCGAAAACCTTGAAACCCGCCTTTTGGCTTTGGAGACTAAATAATGGAAAATACCTCAACACAAGATCAAATCGCACAGCATTATTTAGCTATGCTGGACAGTGTATTGCTTGTCAATGTAGCTCTAGATAATCCTGCTGCATACGCCGATGATGAAACTGTTGTATCGCGCAACGTAGACCATCTAGTAGCGATGATGGAAAAGGATTTCTGGGCAGATGAAGACATGACATCTGTAAAAGCAGCAGTAGCAAGAGCGGCCACCAACCCTAGTATGGTATAAGTAGCACCTTGCACCCTCGTGAAGTGTAACTTAAAGCTATACGCTAAGAAAGTACTTGACAGGTTACTAAAACTAGTGTATAATAAGCTTAATGCTTCCCAGGGGTATATAGGTGTATGTATATGGAACTAGATAGGTATAAAGCTATAGTAGATAGTATATATCTATTAACACTAGGGGAGGTCCACTCAGGCTACACCCCTAGTGAAGTCCTATCTTACATCTCCCTCCCTATAGACTACAAGAGGTGCCAGTTGTACTACAAAGGTACGGATGTAGTAGGCTTAGTGACATGGTGCTGGTTAACCCCTGACAAAGGTACTAGGTTCTTATTAGATGAGTATACTCCTACTAAGGAGGATTACAAGCTAGAGAACCCAGATGGAGACTACCAACTGTGGGGCGTTGAGTTCATAACCCCCTACGGTCATGCTTTACAAGTCATGCGTCATATACGTGAATTATATAAAGAACTATATGGAACCACCACTAAGGTCCACTTTCGTCGGTTCTCAGATAGACATAAACTACATAAGAGGACTTTCTAATGAGCTATAATCCTTTCATGCCGGACCTATCCTTTAACCGGGGTGTGGTGTTTGGTGGCGGTGGTAGTGGAGGTGGTGGACCTACTGCTGCTCAACAAGCTGCTACAAAGGCTGCTGCTAAGTCAAAAGCTGCTGCTAAAGCTAAAGCCGATGCTGCTGCTAAAGCTAAAGCCGATGCTGCTGCTAAGGCAAAAGCTGATGCTGCTGCTAAGGCAAAAGCTGATGCTGCTGCTAAGGCAAAAGCTGATGCTGCTGCTAAGGCAAAAGCTGAATCTGATGCTGCTATTGCTGCAGCTAAGACTAATGCTAATAATGCGGGCAAGCTACAAGAACAGGTCTTAGCTGATCCATCTTCTATGGTGACTGAGTCTGAAGTAACTCAGATTAACCCTAACGCAGCTGGTACTAGCATTGCACCCACTACTGGTCAGGTGACTGGCGCTGCACCCCAGATAGACGATCCTGCTGCTCTCTCCGCTGCTATCGTTACTCCTGAAACAGTTATTAATAAAGTAAAAGGTATTACAAACGCTACTCAGGCTGTACAAGGTGAAGTCTCAGCTGATGCTACCGTACTGGCTGCCCAAGGTTCTTTGTCACCCAAGGCGATGGCTACTGCTGCTGGTTTTGACTCCAAGTACCTGCAAGAAGTACAAGCAGGTACTCGCACAGTGTCACCTGAAGAGTTGACTACGTTTGCTAAAGCTAACAACATCCCACAGGCTGAAGCAGCTCAAATGTTGAGTGAGTATCAGGACGTAACTGCTGCTAAGTTTGAAGGTGATACACCTGAAGCTGAGGCACAGGACACCTACACTCTCACACCTACCCAGATTGCAGAACAACAAGCAACGACAGTACAAGACGCTGCTAAGGCTTCTGAGTACCCTACTGCTGAAGCTGCTCAGTCTGACTGGCAGTCAACTATTGAAGCTGCACAAGGTTCTGTTGGGGCCAACGAACTAGTAAACGCCAAGGATATTGTTGGAGCCGCTAGAGCCGTCACCGCAGTAGCTGCGACTATGGAAGCCCTTGATGCTGACGCAGTTGCTATTGCAGCACAAGGTAGCTTCTCTCAAGCTGCTCTAGCTAAAGCTGCACAAGGTACTGTACCACCTTATGCTACTGTCCAAGGACAGATGGCTAGTCTACTGGATCAGTTCAACAACGGTACCCCGGCATGGGCCGCTGGCGCTATGCGGGCCGCTAACGCGGCTATGGCTGCGCGTGGTCTGGGTGGTAGCTCAATGGCTGGGGCAGCTATCGTACAAGCTACGATGGAAGCAGCAATACCCATTGCCTCTCAAGATGCTCAAGCATTTCAACAGATGGGTTTAGCTAACCTTAACAACCGTCAACAGGTCTCTTTAGCTAACGCGGCTGCACAGCAAAACATGGAACTGTCTAACCTAAATAACGAACAGCAAACAGCTCTACAGAACTCATCTAACGCCTTCTCACTCCAGTCTCAAAACCTGTCTAACGTACAAGCTACCGTTCTAGCTAACGCTCAGTTTAAGGCAGCTCTGCAGAGCAAGATTATTGATGTAAAGACCCAGACGTCCCTAGCTAACGCAGCCAAGTACGCTGAGAAGAATAACATCAACCTTAATAATCGCCAACAAGCTGCCATACAGAACTCATCTCAGAATCTGCAAGTTGCAATGGCTAACCTATCTAACGAGCAGCAGACTTCCCTGAGTAACCTACAGGTACGTGCTTCTCTGGTTGGTCAGGAGTTGTCTAATGAACAACAGGTGGCTGTGTTGACTACTACTCAAGACTTTCAACGTGCTAACTTCAATGCCAGCGCTAAGCAGCAAGCTTTCTTACAGGATGCTTCTGCTCAAGCTGCCCTTGAGGGTAGGTCTATGGACATTCGTCAACAGACACAGCTGTTCAACGTCTCAGCTGCTCTTGAGGAGCGTAAGATTGAACTAAGCAACGAACAACAAACGACTCTGTTCAGCACTACCAATAAGCTGAATATTGATCTAGCAGAACTGTCTAACCGTCAACAAACTGTACTAGCTAATACTCAGATCGAAGCTACACTACGTGGTCAAGAGATGACTAACAAGCAGCAGTCAGCTGTACTCAATGCGGCCAAGTTTGCTGAAGCAGCTAACCTTACCTTTACAGCTGAACAGAACGCCGCCCTTTCTAACTCTCAGTTGATGCAGACTATCGGACTCAATGAGATGTCAGCTAAGAACGCCGTTACTCTTCAGAATGCAGCTACTGTAGCTTCTATGGATATGACTAATCTTAATAATCGTCAACAAGCTGCCGTAGTTAATGCTCAGTCATTCCTAGCTATGGATATGAAGAATATGGACTTGGCTCAACAGACTGAGTTGTTTAAGTCACAGTCAGTTATCAATGCTGTACTGTCTGATCAAGCAGCTATGAACGCGGCTAAGCAGTTCAACGCTTCTAGTGAGAATCAAACTAATCAGTTCTTTGAATCCATGAAGAACCAAGTCCAACAGTTTAATGCCGGTATGGAAGTACAACGTAGCCAGTTCAATGCTCAGAATTCTTTGGTTGTGGCACAGGCTAACGCTCAATGGCGTCAGAACGCTACTACCCTTAATTCTGCAGCTCAGAACGAGGCTAACATGGCTGACGCTATGGCGGCTAACAGCTTCACTCAGAGTACAATGGATGTTGTGTGGCAGCGTGAGCGGGACATGATGGACTACGCCTTCCGTATGTCTGAGAGTTCTACTGATCGTGCTTTGTCTGTTTTCTTAGCTGACAAGGAGGTTGACTTATCTAAGTGGGAGTCTAGTCAGTCTTCTAACGACTCGAAGAGGGCGGGAATAGGCTTTGTATTAGGCAAGTTAGTGGGGTTATAAGATAAATGGAACAAGGTAAATTTGCATATCAGCAGAACCTAGAGGCTGCTCGTAAAGCTCTTCTTGACCGTGAGACTCAGTCACGGGTACCTGACGCTGCTCAGCAGGTCGAAATGCAGAAGGAAGGCTTGATGCGTCCTCGTGCTCAACCTAAGCCTAAAGCTGGTGGGTTGGCTCAAGGGATGGGTATGGCACTCATGGAGAGTTTCCAAGCCAAGGAACAGGCCGTAGCAGACGCAGAGAAGGCCCGTGCAGCTCCAACAGCGACTGAGATGGGTGGTAGTGGCCCTGACACCTCCGGACGCCCTCTGAAGCGCCTTGGAGACACTGCACCAGTAGACATGGACGATGTAGAGATACTAGCACTTACGCTTCAAGCTGAAGCTGCTGGTGAAGGTTTCGACGGTATGCTTGCTGCTGGCTCAGTTATTATGAATAGAACTAACTCAGGTAACTACGGCGGGTCCAATGTACGCGACGTCATCATGAAGCCCGGTCAGTTCTCAGCTTGGAACGGTGTAACAGGTTATGCTGGTGGTGAAGGTGCTATTGATATGTCTAATCTTAGGGCCTCTAAAGACGCTAAAGCTGCTGCAAGGAAACTGCTATCAGGCGACTACGAAGATGTTACTGGCGGTGCTACCCATTACTACAACCCTCAGGTAGCTAGTCCTAAGTGGGGTGGTAAAGCTGGAGAAGGTTGGACAGACATCGGTAATCACCGCTTCGGTAAAGCATAAGGAAGAATAACAACATGGCTATTATCCCCGGTCAATCTCTGACTGCAGAACCCAAGAACGCTCCCTACGAGAATGCACCTGCTATTACCAAGCCTGAAGAGGCTATCATGTGGCACCTTAACCGTTTAATGGAACCCGATAAGGCAGATGCTCTGTTTGACGCCTTGGAGTTAGGTCTTGACGTAGTAACACTTACTGAGGGAATCCTACGTGGTGCTGTTCTTGATGGTCGCCACTCTATTGACGTATCTCTTATTATCGGGCCAGTTATACATGAGTTCATTAAGACCAGTGCTGAGCGTGTAGGCATTGACTTTGACGAAGGTATTCCAGATAATAGTGAAGAAAAGATTAAGGTAAAGTATCAGATTAATACTAGGAAAGCTTCTAAGATTATTGAAGAACTTAGGAAAGACAAGAAGCTTGACCTCCCGTTGGAAGACCCTAGAGCAGACATACCTGCTGAAGTAATGGAAATATCAGACGAATCTCTACCTATGCCCCCTACAGGTGGTAAAGGTTTGATGGCTCGTCCGACTAAAGGAGGTAATATCTAATGGGTTTCTGGGATGGCCTTGGAAGGGCAATGGAGTCTAACGAACAGCAACGTAATGTTGAGAATGAGCGTAGTGATCGTCAGGATGCTTCAGCAAAGGCTGATACTCGGTACGATGCTGCACAAGCTTTCCAAGCAGAGCAGTGGTCTAACACTCTTGAACAGCAGAAGTACCGTGTTAAGCAGGATCAACTAGCTATTGATCGAGAAGACAAAGCTATAAACGATGCTAGGGTACTTAAGCTAGGCCTAACAGGCGGTGTTGTAGAGACTGCAAGCAGAGGTACTAATACAAGCAGCGACTCAGGTACTACCCCCGTTGGCACCACTAAGCAAGACTTGAATCATACCCTGAAGCAGCTTGTTTCCTACGGAGCTAAAGACTCGCACTTGCTTAACATAGCTGGTGAGGGTAATCAAGTAGCGGCTGACGCCTTAAAGGCTTTTGAGGCTCTTAATACTCGTGCCCGTAAAGATGGTAATAAGATTGACGTCAATGACTTCCTAGAGACGGCTGTTATGGTTACTACCCCCGGTGAGCCGTTTGACTTAGCAAAGGTAGCTAAGGCTAAAGGCTTAACTCTGGAGGAGATAGAGAGCCAGTCTGGTCTGGAAGAGAAGATGGTGGAGATGTTCACCCAGCAAGATATGAGTACCATAAACTTTGGTATGGACTATCTAGAACCTATGGACCCTCAGGAGTACAAGCAGAACGTAGATATTATCAAAGGCAACATGGTCGATGATATCAATAATGAAATTAATTATCTAAAGTCTGTCAGTGATGACCCAGATAAGGCGGACCCTACTCGTTTGGTGCAACTCAATAGTGCTGTTAAATCTCTAAAGGGTGACAACCCTAGTTACTCTCTGGCGTTTGATCTTCTTGGCGACGAGGCTATCTTGCCCTTTGTTGGTAACGAACGCTTCATGAATGCTAACTATGGTGGTGATATCCAACGAGCTAAAGAGAGATTCTTGGCTAATCAAGACTCTAGCATACCTGAGGACGGAGGTATCCAAGACGGAAGTGTTGCTAATGTTCTGTCTAATTTTGGTATGACCGATGCCAGCCTGCCCCGATATACTAAAGAGGAGTTTGATAATCTAGAGGAAGACCCCGGTACCCCTTTTGTCTACGTTGATGGTAAGCTTTTAGCTAACAATTCCGCCCTGAGCAGAGGGCCTGAAGGTCAGGTCGGTCCTACTACCCCTGAGGCTACAGTTGCTGACCCAGCCACAGCACAAACAGATGAAGCTTTTGGTGAGCCTGCCCCAGCTGACGCCCGCCCAGACCCTGCCTTACTGTCCCCACCTAGCAGTGTCCAAGAAGAGGATGGTCAACTCCTTCTTGACTACCTTCAGGATGACAGTACACCTCCCGAAATGCTGGATGCTATGTCTGATGAGTTTGAGAAGACTTACGGATTCCAAGCGCTTCGTGACCTACTGGCTACACTTAACTAATAATAATAAGAGAGGAATACGACATGGCGTCTTGGCGTGATAACTACTCACCTGTCGATGTTACAGACGAGCGTGACAACTTAGGTCGTCCAATAGACGTGATCAGCGATCAAGCGGAGGTGCTGTCTGAGAGGCCCTCTGCTCCTGTCTCTGCGCCTACTCCTCAAGCAGAGCCTGCAGCACCATCTTGGAGAGACAACTACACCCCAGTGACTCAGGAGGCTCCTGCAGCTACTGGTACGTGGCGTGACAACTACTCCCCTGTACCCACGGCTGGCTCCCCTGAGATTCCTACTGGTGGGCCTACGTCAGGTTTAGCTGCTATGTCGTTTATAGACGAGTACGAGAAGGGTACGTTGAGCAAAGAGAAAGCTTTGGCTGACCCACGGGTTATCGACGCTATGGAAGTTGGCCTTAACTTCCGGTTTGGTGATCGTGGGATGGCCGCTAACTTGGCTACTGGCCTTGCTGGTGGTGCCACCGGTGGTTACACCAAAGATATGAGTAAGGATGAAATCTTCGAGCAGTGGCAGAACTGGCAGCGTTCCTTTGCTGGTGGTCAAACTGTCACGACTGCTAACGAGATTGCATTCCTATCTACGCTAGACGATGATGAGAAGGCACTAGTTGGTGCTCAGTACGAGATGTTCGATAAGAACCCTAATATCTTCTCAGCTGAGACTGGCTGGGGTGAAATGTTTGATGGTATCAAAGACTACGCTAGTGCTGCTGTCTGGGACCCACTGACTCTGTTCTCGCTGGGTGTGGGTAAAGCTATGGGTGCTGGTGCCACTAAGGTTGCATCAGTTGCCGTGCGTGGTGCAGCTCAAACAGCTTTCCGGTCTGCCCTTAAGAATGGTATGGCTCGTGAGGCTGCTGTAGCGGCTTCCAAGAAAGCAGCCCAAGGTGCCTTCGTTAGAGTTGGTTTGGTAGACGCAGCTAAGTACTCCGCTGTGGACTTCGTAGCTAACGTGTCTACGGACATTGCTTACCAGAGCGCCATGATGGACACTGGTGTACAAGAGGAGTACCAGCTGAGCCAGACAGTTATGGCTGGTATGGCTACAATGCTGCTCCCTGCTATCGTAGGTGGCTCCCGTGCATTCTCTGCTTGGTCTAACAGTGCTAGCGCTCCTGCTCCTTTCAAGGCTGCAGTAGGCGTTAATGATCTGTTCAAGGGCTTAGGCAAGGAAGACATACTAGCTGCTCAGAAGGCTCGTATCAATCTACCTCAGGTTGAGACCGAGATGGGTGCTCTGCTTAAGAACTTCGGTGATCACTCATCTGACTATACAGACTGGTCTAAGGTGGTTGGTGAGGCTCGTGAGACCCTTGGTGACTCGTTCTCCGCTACAGACAATGAGAAGTTGTTCATGCGCTCTTTCTTGTTTGGTAGCCCTAAGGAGAAGGGTGGAACTAAAGGCTTTGTCAATGTGATGTCTGACGCTGGGCTAGTCTTTGTTGAGCGTGAGGATACTAACATTACTAACTTCATTGGTGATGCTATCAACTTCCTACCTCCAGAGAGTACGATCGTAGCTGACTTTATCAAGACTTTCCAAAGAGAGTTCGGAAGTATCTCAGATAATATTGATGGTATGAAGACTCCTAAAGAACTGTCTGAGTTCTGGAAAGGTCGTCAGTCTGAGATTGGTAGTCGTCTGTGGGACTCTAAGCAGTCCTCCGTGTTGATCACCCGTGGTATTACAGACAAGTCAACGAACAGTGCTCTGGTAGAAGCTATGAACCGTGAGCTAAGTGATAAGACTAAGAAGACTAGAGAGGTGGGTAAGTACACTCTATCCCTCTACAAGTCTTTGCTCACGTCTCACATCAGCACTACTATGCTCAACATCAAAGGCTGGGCTGCTACTAGTGCCGCTGGTACTGTTTCAGACGTAGTTCAGGGTACTCTTGAGCTTATGTCTGCCCCTGCTGTACGTGTGCTGAATGGTAAAGACGCCTACAATGCGGCTATTAGGGCTGGACGAGGTAGTATCTCTGGAGCCCTACGTCGAGGTGTAAACTTCCTGCAACCCGGTGACACTATCGACAAAGCCCTTGAGTACATGAAGTACAGCCCCCAGACCTTTAAGGCTCTGTCAAGAGACCTTGGCGGTGACTCAGGTGCTGCTGCTGGTGTCGATACGCTTAAGCGTCTTGGTATGGACCCTAAGGACAAGGTAAACCTTGGTCTTGAGTCTACTCGTAACCTTTTCCAAGCCCTGTCAGGCCAGAAGCTACAGGATGAGACTACTAAGATGTTGTCGTTCATGTCTAACGTGGACCTTATGATCCGCCGTGAGTATGGCATGGACTATAACACCTTCATGACTGACCCTAAGCTTGGGTTTGTCGAGATGCATACCCCTCGCTACCGTAACGTGGTAGAGGCTAACGCCCTCGATCGTACTCAGCGTGAAGTGTACAGCAAGGACTGGACCTCTAAGAAGGGCTCAAGCCTAGCACTTAATGCTGCTCGGTACATGGAAGGTATCTCAGCTAACGCTGTAGGTGGCTACTTGATACCATTCGGTAAGTTCTTCAATAACTCTATGGCAATGATGAGTGACTACTCCGGTGTCAATGCTGTACGTATCCTCGGTGGTCGCCTACTTGGTAAGGGGCAAACCTCTTTAGCTGCAGAAGAGGGATCACAACTCCTAGCTAAGACAACTGTGGGTCTTACTGCGGCTTACATGATGAGCAACGAGAAGATGAGTAGCCTAGCTGAAGGTCTTAAGTGGAACCAGAAACGAGAAGATGATGGTTCTATTACAGATAAGACCTATGAGTTCCCTGAGTCTATGCTGCACTTAGTAGGGCAGATCATAGCTCATCACCGTAAAGATGGTCAGATTCCTCCTGAGCTTGCCGCTGAAGCTGTAGACTTCACAGTTGGTCAAACCTTCCGTGGTGCCTCTGATGCAGTACAAGTTATGGACAACCTAGCTAAAGCTATTGCTTCGGGTGACTTGGATGCCACAGGAAGACAAGCCCTTGACATTACCTTCGGCTCCTTGGCTCGTATTGCTTCAGGTGCTACCCGTCCTCTGGATATGCCAAACCAAGCTATTAAGCTGGGCACTGGTGACTGGGTTGAGCCTGACCGTAATACTAACGGTGATAGCTGGACTGACTTTAGCTTGACTAAGAAAGGGACTCGTTACTTTGATGAGTTCTTTGAGATGGTTGGCCTAGGTGCTGACGGCAGCCCTAACGCAGCTAAACCTACTGCACCCTACAAGCAAGCACCTGACGCTGGGCGTGTATTAGGCACACGGTCCAGCCCCGGTAACACCCAAGCTGAACAGTTGATGAACTCAGTTGGTATACCATCTTGGCAGTCCTTCCGTTGGGGTAATGACCCGGAACTGAAGAACCGTATGAACTCCTTAGTTGCTCCTATCTTCGAAGCTGAATCTTCTCAACTATTTAGAGAGCATCCTGACTTCTTTGACCTACCTTTGTACAACCGTCAAGTCCTAGTCAAGGGTGTACTAAAGCGGTCTAAGGAACAAGCTCAGTCTTGGATGGAGTCAGAAGGAGGTGACTTTTCTTACCGTGACCGGTTTGCTAAGGTCAATAAGAATGACTTGAAGCTGACTCTCAAGAACTACTTCCCTGACGTTAAAGGCAACCCGCTTGACCTCCTTAAGGAAGACAACGGTATGGAGCAGCTTATCGCTATCATAGGCTTTGCAGAGAACTACCAAGCCCTCGGTATGAGGGACAATTAAACGAAGAAAAGCCCCCAGAGGCTATTAACCTTTGGGGGCTGTAAGTTCATTATTGTTATTAGTTGTTTGTTTTGAGTACTAGGTCGGCCAACCTGTACGCTTCTTCAACGAGTTCTTCTGCTCGTCCTAACCCCGCTCCACGGGTAATGAGTCCTGCGAGGATTACTGCAGCTGTCTGAGACCTAACCGGGTCTGGTGGCACTGACTTAGCTGCTGATTCTTCTATAAACTTCTTAGCCTCCTGCTCCAGCTTTGGGACAGGGGGCTTTTGTTTGCTTGGTGCTGCCATAAGGTCTCCTCTATTGTATTTATTGTATCATACTAGAAAAGCTATGTCAATAGGTTTCTTTAGCTGGGACACCAGTGAGTGTACACTTGAAGTCAACTCTTGTTGTTTGTGGGTTTAGCTTAGGTATCTCTACAATAGCCTCAGCACCTGCTACTTCACAAGCTTCTACTGACTCAAAGTGGTCTGTCCATACTCGACATTCAGAGGCTAAGCAAACTAGTAGGTACCCAATAATCATTTATCATTCTCCATTTCTTGAAACTGTGGATCATCCAACAGATTTTGAAGTGACTTACGGACTGATGCTACACCTTTGTACTTCATGAGCAGTCTAGCTCCAGAGTAGATTAGTTTGTTAGCATCGTAAGCCTTATCTGTACCCTCCTTGAGGCCCCATCGCCACGCTAGCTTAACTACATTACCTAGGTGGAATGAGTCGCCAAGCCACTGTTCATCACCCTTACGTTCCAGCTCATCGTTTAGTGTGCCTCCGTTGCATAGATCGAAGTAAGTAGATGGACCCCCGTCTGACTTGATAGGACCTCTGCCATGTTTAAGTGGGTCTTTAGTCTTAGGGCAGCTTTTTGTCATACATTTACCTTCAGTTAGTGGAGTTTTACATACAAAGCAGTCACTATGGGTCATATGTTCTCTTGCTAGCATAGACTTCCATGTTTCTTCTCTATAAGCTCTAGTCGATCCCCAAATCATTATAGCTTCTCACTATAAAAGACTCGTACCCATTGAGCGCAAATATCTGACCTTACAATGTCGTCTAGTGTGAACTCCACGATAGGTACAGGTAGCATGTGCTTCTTAGCTAGGTGTGTTATTTTAGTCAGACCATCTCCATCTTTCAGGTCAGTCTGCATAACGTCACCATTGAGAACAATAGTAGAACCCTCACCTACTCGTGTGAGTAGCATCTTAAGCTCATGGGTAGTAATGTTCTGGGCTTCGTCACAGATGATGAAGGCCTCCTCAAAGGACCGACCTCGCATCAGGGCTAGAGGGGCCATCTCAATATTGCCATTCTTAATAGCTGTCTCAACTGTCCCTTTCCCTAGGTGCTTGATCAGAATGTCTAGGACTGGAAGGGACCAAGGTGCAACCTTGTCTTCAAGGTACCCCGGTAGAATCCCAATCTCTTTACCAACAGAAATCATAGGCCGAGTAATAACGATCTTGTCAATCTTCTTTAGGGTATACAAGTCAGCTGCCATTGTAGCAGTAACGTAGGTCTTACCTGTTCCTGCAGGGCCAAATACAATTACTTGATTAGAAGACTGGATAGCTTCGATAAGCTTCTTCTGGTTAGCATTCTTAGGTATGATACCTGAGGTAGCCCTAGTAGCAGCGCCCTTGTATGTGGTAGTACGCTTGGTAGCTACTTTGCTAGTCTTGGGTGCTTGTGGTCGGGGAGCCATTTGTGATCCTATTACTAGTAATGAAAAAGGGAAGCACCTTGCGGCACCTCCCTTGAGTATAGCATATTGTTGTAGTGGTTGTCAAGTAAGATTAAGTTAGGTCAACAATCTCACAGGTTCCGCCGACACAGGCAAAAGTACTAGAACCCTTGGTCTGGTCTTCAAGCTCATACTCGCTCAGACGTGACCAGTCTAGTTGGCTGGGCATAGCTGCAAGTGCAGTATCATAAACATCTTTGGTGATCTCCTGATAAGGGGCTTGTTGGTAAGTGTGTTCACTGTAGGGCAAGAAAGACACACCACTCATCTCATCAAAGTGCTTATAGACAAAAGCTCCTACTTCAATCCATTCTTCAGGTTTAATGCTGATAGTAACAGACGGCTTATGTTCACACCAGTGACGCTGGTAAGTTAGCCACATCTCAAGCTGCTCAATAGCTGACATGTCGGAGGTAGTAAGAGCACCGTCTGGTGACTTCATAGGAAAGCTGAATACTGTCGTAGCATCAGGTTTCATGACGTCAGGTTCATTAGGGATTCCTTGGTCAATCATGAACTGAGTGATAGGGTCCTTGTTGTCTCCTCTTACTGTGCGGATGTAGTAGGGGCTATAGCGAGTGTGGATGCCCGATGCGCTATCAACTAGTTGCGACACTGTACCAGAGGGCTTGACACAAGTGATAGCTGCAGATTGTGGGACGCCTAGTTTCTCTGACCACTCTTTGTTGGTGTCAACAGCAATTTGCTTAAGCTCAGCTAGAACACCATCAAGGTAAGTCTTATCAGAGTTACTATAAGTCCCGCTAGTAATAGGGTTGTCCATGATACCTGTCAGGGATACCCCGAGCAACCGCTCTTCTTCCGTGTTGTCAGCCCAGACCTTACGAAGATAAGGGAACTTAGTATAGGTAGATTGAATAGTACCTAGGATAGTTGCAAGTCGAACCTTACGTTTAAGGTCATCAAGGCTGTCGTTGGCTCTTACCACCACCTCTGTTAGATTACAAAACTGGTTAGGTCGTAGGATAATCTCACTGCAAGGGTTGGTCCCAAACTCGTAGTTAGACTTACGGCGACCATTCTTACCTGCCTGCACCTTAGAAGCTTGTCGGTTAAAGATACCCCGTTCACCTGAACCACTCTCAGCTAGTGCCACCCACTCTCGCATGAAGGACATAGCGTCAGGCTTCTCAGTATAGCTTACCGAGTTGTTGGCTAGGGCTCGGTGACCTGCGTTCTCCCACCAAGAGCCAGACTTAGCGTGACGCATACGATCGTCAGATAGGTTGGACAAAGAGATCATAGCTGATCGGCGTACACCACCTACAACAACTACTTCCCCAATCTTACACATAATATCATGGCACTCGATAGAGGATAACTTACGTCCTTTAGACCCTTCGAAGACTTTAACTACAAAACCAAACAGATCGACTAGGGGTGCAGGGCCACTGGCACGGCCACCAAAGGTCTTCAACTTAGACCCAGCTACTCGTACACCGGACACGTCCCAAGTGGGTGTAACACCTGCATATAGACTCTTTACGACCTGACGTAGTGCTTTAGCCCAACCTTCTTTAGAGTCACCAACAACAATAGTAATATCAGCTTGTGTGAACTCAGAGGGAACTTCTGGAAGCTTAGAGATTTGTTGGCGCTCAACACTAAAGCCAACCCCTGTGCCGCAGAGTAAAATGAACATAGCCTCATCAAAGGCTACTACGTTATCTGTGGGCATGTAGGCGCAGTTGTACATACAAGTGTTGTCACGCTCCGCAGCGGGTCCAGCGGTCATAAGGCCCCGCATAGAAGGCATAACCTCTAAGCTAAGGATAGCTTGTTCAATCTCAGTTGTAACCTCGTCCGTAAGTTTAGCCTCAACTATATTGGTTACGTAACGGTCAACGGTCTCACCCCATGTCTCCCGGCGGTTCTTGTCGTTCAACCAACGTGCATAGCGTGATGTTGCAATAAAAGTCTGGTAGTCTGTTGGGAGGTAGTTGCTTTTCATACGGGGAAACCTTCTTTATATTCTTTGTTCATTTTAGCTGACATTGCAATGGCTTCGTATTCTTCTAGGTCAAAAATGATCACTGAGCCTGAACATCCTGGGTGCTCGTCTACGATACACCAAGTACCGTTAGGGTGCTCAGGGGTACTATCGGGCTCGGCTGTGTATCTATCCATTTATTATTCCTTTGTTTAACTTAGGTCAGTCCCAAAGACCTTCATAATACTTCCCAAACAGCAGAAAACCATTTGACATACGATCTTGGTGTTTATCATGCTCAGACGAAGCACTTAGATAGCATGGCTCAAAACCAGTAACCTTCTGATCAAATGACCAGATCATTTCCCCAAGGACCCAGTCCCAACGTAAGTGATGGTTATCGTCAATATCGTAGTCATTGTCTCTAGGTGGTGCGCTTGTACTCTTAAGTTCTTCAGGTACGTCTTGGTCTGAGGTGCAGGATGAGCCTTGGCTAGTGTCCCTTAGCTGTTTAAGCATTGGTAGGATAATGTAAGAAAGTGTGATATCCATATTCCAAGTGTCGTGAGGGTCAATTTGTACACTAACCTTTGATTTAGGGTAGTCGCTTATACTTACTTTCATTCCTTATTCCTCTATCAAACAGAATCATAACCAATATATAGGTGTTACTCTCTGGACTAACGATTGTCACCTGACCCTTGAATAGTACCTCGTGCTTCACGTCCATCTAGCTTATCAACGTTAATATCAATTACTTCTTGCAAGTTACCATTAAAGTAGTTGGCCAGTGCAGTAGCGTAGAACACGACATCACCAATCTCCTTCTTGATGGCATCTTCGTCTACAACCCCGTCTCGGAATAGCTTCTTGATCTTCTCAGCTACCTCCCCAGCCTCACCAACAAGACCTAGGGTATTCTCAATAAGGCGTGTATCACCCTCAGTAATAATCTTCTTCTCCACCCACGCGCTGTAAGCTTCAGTGTTCATTCTTTGATTCCTTCTACTTCTAGCAATAATACCTTAGCATCGTACAGGTCGTACATAGCGTCACTTACCATCTCGTGTACGATACTATCCTTATGTTCTGGTGTATCCTCAGTATAGAAGACTTCAGGGCTTACCTTGATCCGCATAGTTACTTCAAATTCCATAGTCGAGCCTCCAGTTATATCATGAGTGTTTGTTGTTGTCAAGGCAAAAGAGGTGACTACTTGTCACCTCTAAGCCTATCATCTGTTTCATCATCCGTATGTCCGTCGTAGTGTCTCAAGACTAATAAATTGTGGCTCGTATAGACCTGCTTCCACGTTCCTCTTAACGATAACGCCTTTCCACCAGTCTCCATTGGCCTGACCAGCCCAACCTTCATAAGCGCCTTTGTAACAACCGGCGACCAACCCGATAAGGCCTTTAGAGCCTGCGTTGTCTTGAAAATGGATGCTACGCAGATGGGAGTGACCAACAGTGCAAGAATTGAAGCGCTTGTGTAGTAGCCCATGAGCGTGGTGAATGCCAGACATAGCGCGAGTACTGTTTCCAGCGCCAATAAAGTGAGCGTAGTCAACGCCATCGTAACTATGTATCGAGGGGGCCCCATTACTATACTCGTGGTACTCGTCAAACCACTTTTCGGTCTGAAGATGTTTGAAGCTAATCCCATACTTCTTACCCTCTAATCTTGGATCGAGATTAATAGCTGTTTTAATACGTGTCTCATGATTACCTTCAAAGCCGTACCAAGCTGGCCGCTTACGCTTATTAGCCTTGAAGTAGTGCCGTAGACGCTCCTGAGAGTCGTTGTAGTGGTTGATGTCACGCTCATAAGACTGAGATACGATAGAGGTGGGCTTACGCGTGTCATAGCTATTAAGGGACCGCATATCAGCCCCATCACCTAGGTCAACTACGTAGTCAGGTTTGATATCGTACAGTAGCTTCCCTAGCCATGTGAACCGTTCGTTGCCGGTGTCTGGGTCGCTGTGGCTGCAGCTCCATACTACTGCTGTTGTCATTTAACACCTCCCGTTGCCGATGTTGGTTGCCGATGTTGGTTGCCGGTGTTGGTTGTTACTAAGGTACCATTACACGTAACCTCCTTCAAAGGTGAAGTAGCAGCTTTGTGTTCTGCTTCTGTTAGTAGCTTACCCTTGAGGTACCAATACTTATCACCATCGTTATACTCAATAGCAGGGCCATCTTCTCGGTGTAGCTTATCGTTGAGGTACCAATACTTAGAACCATTAGTGCCTACTTTAACTGTAGCTTCAATCATCTTACTTCTCCTTTATTTAATGAAACTTAATAATAGAGGTACTGAACAGATAACTACAAGAAATGCACCTGACTGCCACCGTGATAGCATGTAGGTCGCCATGCGGTAGGCTACCAGTGGGAAGGGGTATGGGAAGCGTAGGGAGTGTCGGTGGTTGTCGTCCCACGTAGAGTATATGTTATCAATCCACTTACCTCGGAACCAAAGCTGTACGTGTTGCTCACCTCCTGCTGTCTTGCAATGCCATATGACTGCTTGGAAGGTAATTAAGTAGAACCAGAACTTAAGCTTAGAACCGTCCGATATGGCGTGAAGCAGGGTAAGGGCGAAGTCTTCGCAGTCACCATAGAGCTTAGAACCATCATGCGTCATGATAGTCCATGACTCACCTTTGTCTGGCTTGTACACAAATACACGCCTCATCCATGCTGCTGCATCTTGAATGTTCATTCATCTATCCATTTCTGTGGTACTTGTTTATCCGAATATAAGAAACCGTGCTTATCACACCAGTCTCCGTATGTACTCTTGGCCCCCTTGTATAGTTTAGCCCGTGAGTTACTAAAGACGAACCTGATGTCTAGGTCAGGGTGTTGCTTCTTAATCTCTTTATGCTTACGTCGATCGGCTGACACAAAACGTCCTTTAGACTCGATTATGATGCCATTATCTAGTAGGTGGTAATCAGGAGTATACGTTCTTACCTGACTGTCTAGCCAACTGATCTTCAGCTTCTCATAGGTAAACTTGATGCCTCGTTGGTTTAAATCAGCTGCCAAGTCCTCTTCTAGTCCTGACCTGTAGCCAGCCTTGATAGCTTGTGACCGTCTACTCAAGTCCAGTCCTCCGACTCTTGCACTTGCAAAGGCTTCTTAAGCTTAGTGATATAAGTAGGCCCATTGCTATACGCGAACAACTTAAGGCCCGGCCAGCAGGCCTTCTTATGTTGGCAGTAGGAGCAGTTCATGTCCAGCTTACGATTAGGCGAAGTCTTGCTCTGTGGGATATCTTCGAAGGCACGATCAGGTGGTACCTTGCTAGCTACAATGTCCTTCTTGTTCTGGACCTCTTCACGCTTATCTTTCATCTCCTCAGTGAAGTCGTACTTGTCTAAACAGATGTGGCCGTTGACCTTATCAATTACTAGGAAGGCACCCTCTGTCTTGTTGGTTACTTTAGGATCGTCCTTAGCTGCGTAAACGTAGGAGGATAGCTGCGAGATATAACCAAATGGGTCTTGCTCTCGCAGGCCACCACTCTTGAATTTCTGGAAACTGTAAGGTGATGCTGACTTAACGTCAACTGTCATGCCATCAATAACACAGTCACGGCTACCGAAGATACCGTCAATCTCCATTTTGTCTTGTTGGCCTGTGATAGTGTGCCCTGCTTGCTGTGCGATACATAAGGCAAGCTCTTCGATCATATCTCCATAAAAGAACTTGAGCAGGGTGTTGGCCCTCAGGGGTATGGCTAGCTCTGGTTGGTTAAACTTATACCACAGCTGTCTATCACACTGTGATCCAAGGCTAGACATAGATAGTTTAGTTCGGGGCTCCTGAGGTTTGCTAAATCGGTTAGTAGCCATGTCTGCGATGTTAGTGGCCATGTGTGTGGCGATAATGTCTTGCCAACCGCCCTCACCCATAATAACGTTTTCCATGTCGGCTACTAGTGTATCAACTGTCTTCATGCTTGTTATCTTTCCATTCTAGTACTGTATACCCTGCTGACTTAAAACTCCTTGTTATGCCAGCATCTTCATCAGGACTCAATGCTGTAATAATAAACTGGGTCTCATTGTAGAACCTAACGAAGTCAGGAGCTACGTACTCTCTGTAGGCTATCCTCATTCTAATCTTTACTATTTAGAGGTGAAGAAGGAGGCGCTAGGCCCCCTTCCTTTATTACTAACTCTTAGAAGGGAATATCATCATCCTCTACCTTGGGGCTCTTAGTCTTAGCCGCAGGGCTTGGTGTAGCTTTAGTCTCAACACCTCCTGTGTAGTCCTTAGGTTTAACAGAGTAACCTCCACCGCCGTCTCCACCACTATCAGACTCAAACTCAACGTGGTCAATAACTTGTACAGCATTTAGGCGGCAACCCTTGCCCAGCTTGGTGTCGTATACGTCGAGGAACACAACACCAGTGGACCCGTTTCCAATCAAACCCATCACCTGTGCGTCCCAGTCAGTGCCAGCTGGTGTAAATACTTTGGGTGGGCCAGCTGACCAGTCTCGTCCAAACTTATCAGCCCAAGGCCGCTTGAAGTTGACCCTGACCTTACCGGTATCATCATCCTTCTTACCTTGCTTACGTACTCCAGCATCCTTCATCTTCTTGAAGGTAGCTTCGTCCATCAACAGGTTAACCGATGTTGCACCGTCTGTCTCAATGTCGAACTCTCCTTGGTCCCGGTTAAACTCAAAGAGCTTAGCCCATTCCAGAGTGCCTGTCAGTTCGATTGTTTTAGTAGCCATGTGGTATCTCCTTACATGGTTGGTTTCTGTTATTGCAGTATAGCATTAGTGGCCTATGGTGTCAAGAGTTACTTAACTCCTGACGTTAAGTTAGACCACCTAGTGTGTGTCGTACCAATTACGACCTAACTTGAACTGACCCGGTGTAGGGATCAGGAAGCCTAGGTCTTCACCAGTCTTAAGCATTGTGTTAGCAATTAACCCACCTAAGTGAGCAGCTTCTTCTTCAGAACCAATGACTTCAACCTGATACTCGTCGTGTACAAAAGTGACAAGCTTGAAGTTGATCAACTCAGCACGAGCAGCTTTATGGAAGTTAAGCAGTGTGTGCTTCATAAGCACAGACTCACCGTTCTGTAGGATACCAGCCAAGGTCTTATGCTCGTTTGGTACTCGAACCTCACGACCATCGTAACCTAGGAAGAATCCTTTCTTAGCTATGTGTGGTACCAGCTTCTTCTTGATGTCACCAAGACCCTCGATACCATCCTCAAATCGTTTACGTGCTTGTACAGCCTCCATTTCTCTGATGTGTAGGATAGCAGCAGTTTTACCAACACCAGCACCTAAAAGCCATGCGTAGATAAAAGTCTTGGCCATGTCGCGGGTACCACTAGGGACGTTAAGAGCTTTCTTATTCATGTTATGAATATCTGTCTCGTCGTCCTTGTTGCCTACCATAATAGCATCAGCGTACATCTTAGCACCGAAGTGACGCCACATGTAATCAGCTAATACACGAAGCTGGATACCGTCAGCATCACAACCTACTAGGTAGCTACCCTCTGGTGTAGTCCAGCACTTACGTAGGTGAAGGTCGTACTTGTTCTTTATCTCCTCTACTGCATTCTTAGGATCACCATGGAAGACTGAAGCGATGTTAGCCGTATTGGGCCCTTGGTGCGCGCATCGCCCTGTCCATGCCCCGGTATGGGAGGTGGACCCGTGTATCCTGCCGTCCTTGCCTACCTGCCCTAGCCACTCCGCTAGGCTGCTTCTGCGTCCCTCTAGGGTGAGCCACTGGGCTAGTGCTTTAGCACCGCTAGGGGCTGTGTCAGGTAGTGTGGCGAGGTTGTCTTCTGAGCAGGTCCATCCGTAATTTAGGAGCAATGCTTTCTTCTCGTCATAGAAGTCTTGAGACATGCTCTTGATCTTCTTCTTGTAGGGCATTCCGACCTTCAGTCGA